ATAGTATAATTACTACTGAATCGATTCACATTCAAACTTGACCTAATTATGGCAAAAGGATTTACAGTAAAAGCGAAAACGCCCACAGTAACAAAAGAACCTGAGTGGGACTATGCTAAAGCAAGAGAGATGATCAAAGGTAAGACAGTAGTCTTCTGTCTACCTGGAAGAGGAGTATCATATACGTATTTGAAGAACTTTGTACAACTTTGTTTTGATCTTGTACAATGTGGAGCAAGTATTCAGATTTCACAAGACTATTCGTCTATGGTGAACTTTGCCCGTTGTAAGTGTCTGGGTGCTAATGTACTGCGTGGACCAGATCAGAAACCATGGGATGGTAAGTTGAAGTATGATTATCAGTTGTGGATTGATAGTGATATTGTATTCAATGTAGAGAAATTCTATCAATTGGTATTGATGGATAAGGACATTGCTTCTGGTTGGTATTGTACTGAAGATGGTCAGACAACTAGTGTTGCTCACTGGATGGATGAAGAAGACTTCCGTGGTAATGGTGGTGTTATGAACCATGAGACCTTGGAGAGCATTGCTAAGCGTAAGAAACCCTTCACTGTTGACTATGCTGGTTTTGGATGGTTGCTGATCAAGAATGGTGTCTTTGAGCATGATGAGATCAAGTATCCATGGTTTGCTCCTAAGATGCAGGTCTTTGAATCTGGTGAAGTACAAGACATGTGTGGAGAGGATGTATCCTTCTGTCTTGATGCGAAGGAAGCAGGATTTGAGATTTGGTGTGATCCTCGTATCAGAGTTGGTCACGAAAAGACTCGCGTTATCTGATGAGTGCGCGGGAACTCTATACAATCTCTCATAATGGTCAAGTTTTATTTGAAGGCTTGACCCAAGAGGAGTATTTTGATAAAATGATGGACCTGGCGGAGGACTTCTACTCTTCTGGGTCTCCGAATCCCTCGGAATTAATTACAACCGTTACTAAGGAAGACTAAGTTATTATGGCACGTTCTAAGATTGGACTGAATGGCGCGACGTTCGTTGAGTCTAAACCGAAGAAGACTCGTCAAGGATCCGGAAAAAACACGAAATATGCCGCTTCTTCTCGCAATGGTGCTAAGAAGCGTTATCGCGGTCAGGGTCGCTGAGGGGGCGACCCCTTTTTTTGTCCTAAAATAAATACTACTGAGGGATAGAAACCCCTATAAAAGTTCTGATTCACACGATCAGGAGCACAATGGGTAATTCACCTGTCGATAGAGACAACGATTATATGTTCCAAACACATGGAACTAAGAGTTTAATTACTGACTATTGGTCAATGCCTCATAAAACAAATGATGACCCTGAAGAATTGACGGAAGAAGAACAAAATCAGGAATGAGGGTATAAATAAATTCATAAAATCCTACCCATACGATGTCACAGAGGGTTTCTAGAGCATTTAAAGATATTAGTTTTGCCTTCGATCCACATCCTGTGACGAAGGACCTTCCAGTGTTAATTAATCAACGTGCAATCGTTAGATCTGTACGTAATTTGGTTGAAACAATACCAACTGAACGATTTTTTAACTCTACATTAGGTACTGATATCCGTGGATCCCTCTTTGAGTTCATTGATTATGGTACTGCTACCGTAATTCAAGATCAAATTAAGAATACTGTTGAATTTTATGAGGATCGAGTTGAAAATTTAAAGATTGAAGTCGATCCTCAACCTGATAGAAATAGTTTTGATGTAAAAGTATTCTTTGATATCGTTGGTTCAGACTTTCCACCTCAAGCCTTCTCCTTTATATTGGAGGCAACGCGATAAGACATGCCTTTTACACAGTTTACTAACTTAGATTTTGACCAAATTAAGGTTCAAATCAAAGATTATCTCCGCGCTAACTCCAATTTTACGGATTTTGACTTTGAAGGGTCTAATTTTTCGGTTTTAATCGACACTTTAGCGTATAATACTTACATTAACGCTTTCAATGCGAACCTTGTAGTCAATGAATCCTTCCTGGATGGTGCTACAGTTCGTGAAAACGTGGTTTCTCACGCTAGAAACATTGGTTATATACCACGTTCTAAGACTGCTGCTAAGGCAAACGTTACTTTCGCAGTACCAACCACCAGTAATGCTGCTGCATTGACCTTAGAATCGGGTTTGACGTGTATTGGTGCTCAAGATAACACCTCATATCGCTTCTCAATACCTGCATCTATCACTGCTATCGTCAATAATGGCGTTGCACAGTTCGGTACTGCTGAAAATCCTATAGAAATCTTTCAAGGATCGCTGCTCTCTACACAATTCTTGGTCAATACGGCACAAGATCAGCGTTTTCTCCTTGATAATCCTAATATTGACACTTCAACCATCAGAGTTTACGTCAAAGGTATCAATGATACTGGTTTAGGACGTGAATTTAAGATGGTTGATAACATTTTGAACATTGATAAGACCTCTGAGATCTTCCTGATTCAAGAAGTTCAGGAAGAACGCTATGAATTGCTGTTTGGTGATGGATATTTTGGTAAAAAGTTAGAAAATAATGCTGTTGTGACTGTTAGTTACATCGTAACTGATGGTGAAGCAGGTAATGGACCTTCACTTTTTGATTTCCAAGGAAATTTTGTTGATGAAGGTGGAATCAGAGTCATTCCTAGCGCCTCAGTGCCCGTTGTAACCGTCCAGAAGGCACAGAACGGTGGCGAAGTAGAGAACTTATCGTCTATTAAGTACTTCGCTCCTAGACTCTATTCAGCGCAGTACAGAGCGGTTACTGCTAGAGACTATGAAGCAATCATTGCTTCGGTTTATCCTAATACAGAATCCGTTGCAGTGGTTGGTGGTGAAGAATTAACACCTCCGCAGTTTGGTAGTGTACAGATCAGTATCAAACCTAAGAATGGTACATATGTTTCTGACTTTGATAAGCAGAACATTCTGAATAAGATCAAGCAATATTCAATCGCTGGTATTAACCAGAAGATTGTTGATCTCAAGGTTCTTTATGTTGAACTTGATTCAACAGTTTACTACAACAATAGTCAGGTCTCTAATGTTGATGACCTTAGAACTAATGTTATTGGTGCTTTGACGACTTATTCTAAAGATGTTGATATGAATCGCTTTGGTGGTCGCTTCAAGTATAGTAAAGTCCTGCAACTTATTGATCGTGTTGAGGATTCTATCACTTCTAACATTACAAAGGTAAGAATTAGAAGAGATATGAAGGTTCTTAAGAACCAGTTCGCTCAGTATGAGATTTGTTTTGGTAATAGATTCCATGTCAATCCAAATGGATTGAACATTAAGTCAACTGGATTCAGGATTGCTGGAGAATCTTCACTGGTATACCTGACTGATGCTCCTGTTATTGGAACTGGAATCAATAGACTTGATACTGCAGATCAAGCAGCACAAACATTCTTAAGCAGACCACAGTCTTTAGACATTGAAACTGGTATTCTTTCTATTGTTAAGATCGATTCTCAGGGCAATAGAATGGTTGTTGCTAAGGAAGCAGGAACTGTTGATTATAAGAAGGGTGAAGTTCTTCTTAGCACTGTAAATATCACTGGAACAGAAAGACCAAACGATATTATTGAGATTCAAGCATACCCAGAATCGAATGATGTTGTGGGTCTCAAAGATCTTTATCTTTCATTCGACATCCCAAGTAGCACGATAAATATGGTTAAAGATGTTATCGCATCTGGTGAAGATATTTCTGGCGTTTCGTTCACAAGAGATTACTACACTTCAAGTTATTCAAACGGAGTATTACAGAGGAAATAAGATATGTCGCATTTTGAGAAGAAAGTGCAACTCAATAAAATTATTGAGAGCCAACTTCCCGAATTTTTAGTTGCCGATTTTCCAAAGGCAGTAGATTTTTTCAGACAATATTATATCTCCCAGGAAGCACAGGGTGGTAATATCGACCTGGTAGATAATCTCGATCGTTATCTCAAGTTAGATAACCTGATTCCTGAAGTTGTTATCGGTAAAGCAACTCTGTCTGCTGCTATTAGTGCGACAGATACAACAATCACAGTCTCTTCAACGAAGGGATATCCAGATGACTATGGTCTTCTGAAGATTGGTAATGAAATTATCACTTACACTGGTAAGACTGATACCACGTTTACTGGATGTATTCGTGGTTTTAGTGGCGTTACTGGGTTTGATGATAGCACAAAAGCACATTTTGTAAATACAAATCGCCAAAGTGTCATCTTTGAAGACACTGCTGCTGCTTCTCATAATGCAAATGTAGAGATTCAAAACCTTAGTGCTCTCTTCTTACAGCAGTTCTATAAGAGTTTAAAGAAAGCATTTACTCCTGGATTTGAAGAAGAGACTTTTGTATCTGATTTGAACGTTGCTAACTTCATTAAGCACGCTAGAAACTTCTATCAGTCTAAAGGTATTGAAGAGTCTGTAATCATCCTCTTCAAGGTCCTCTACGGCGTCACAGCGAAGGTTATTGACCTAGAGGGTAGACTGATCAAACCATCCTCTGCAGACTATATCAGAAGGGAGGTAGTGGTCGCTGAGCAGATCTCTGGTAATCCTTTCGGTCTGGAAGGTCAAACAATTTTCAGATCTAGTGATCTGAACACAAATGCTTCTGTTT